GATTTACGGCGGGTTTTGCTTCCGGCTTAGATTCAGAGGAAGCAGCGGACCTACGAGCAGGCATGGAACTGGTACGTCTTTACATATCACAGGATAACGCCCGCCGATTTCTTGACGTCCCACAGCATCTAGTAGCCGAAGCCCAAGTCGAGGTTGAAATGGCCGGTGGATCGGTATATCACATGTCTGTTTTACCGAAAACCCGCAAAATGAAGCGAGCTAGACTTAACAGAAGACTGTACTGACTGTCGTGGCTGCTGTCGTCGATGCCACTTTGAGTGGAGCAAACTCCAATAGCTACGTGACGCTGGCTGAGGCAGACGCCTACTTCGAGACAGTCCCCCATGACGAGCACTGGACCGGCTCCGATGACACCAAAAACCGTCTGTTAATTACAGCAACCCGCTACCTCGACGTATTTACCTATTACGGCGAGAGGTGCGAGACGACCCAAGCCCTTAAATGGCCCCGCAAAGAGTTCAAAGTTGACGGCGTTGAACTTGCCTGCACACTTATTCCCGCCCAGATCAAGACCGCAACCTTCGAGCTAGCCCACGCCCTTCTACACGACGGCAACATCCTTACCCACAGCACTGGGAAAGGCAGCGTCTACGAAGAGGTTGAGCTTGGCGACCTCAAAGTCAAGTACAACAGCGACACCCAAACCCCCGGCGTCATCAACAACATCCTCGACATTTTCCCCTGGCTTGAATCCTTTATTGGCGCCTACACCCAAGCTGGAGCCACCAACTACAACGTGAAGTTACTGCGGGGCTGATATGGCACTGATTGACGACACATTCGGCGCAATACCGGCCCAGATCCTCGCGGACTGGGGCATCGACATCACTTACATCAAAACCACCACACCTCGCACCTACGACCCAGCTACCGGCACAGTCACTGGAGCGGACACCAACGTCACCGTTAAGGGCGTAATCAGCCGCCTCACTCCCCGCGAATCAGAGGGCCTCTACCAAACAACCGACATCAAAGTCATCATCGGTAGCGCCGAACTCAACGGCTACTACCCCACCGAAGCCGACCGCATCCAGTACCCACAGGCTGGAGCGACCCGCGAAGCCAAGATCATCAGCATTTTGACCTATCGCGGCGACAACCCGGTTTATCACACCCTCATTGCGAGGCCGCAGTAATGGCTAGAGGTTTTGGGGACGGAATAAACAGATTTAGACGTGATATGGAGTCTCTCCCTTTATTTGGAGCGGTAAAGGCGGCGGAACGTACTGTGGACGAACTGCAGAAAGAGGGCCCAAGTTGGACGGGCCGCTTTTCAAATTCATGGCAAATAAAAGGGCCTCAGGGGCAGTTGGTCAAGGGCGATGGAGGTACCGGAGATCCTCGCCCACTGAGATTTATTGAAGGCCCTTTTACGGGGCCACAGACAGTGGCTACTTTATTTAGAACAAATATTTTTAAGGACAAAGTCGTCTTTACTATTTCAAATTTCTCTCCTCATGCCGCAGAAGCTATTGATGCCGTTGAGCACGACAGAAACTACTATCAAAGAGGATGGGACATCTCTCCTGATGGTCCCGAGACCAGTCAAGGACGAGCGAATTTCGATTTTGTAGATTCCGGGCGCAAACGATCTAGTACACGAGGGGATATTGGTGGCGGTGATCCCCGTAGTGTGTCGAGTCGGACTGCCCCGTTGGACTGGTACGCAACTTTTGCTGAGGGAGGGCGCCTGGATAAAGCTATTAAGATTGAGATGGATGCCGCACTGCGCAGGAAGTTCAGATGAACTATCAAGCAATCCGCGCTGCTGTCGAGTCGCCGCTACTCACTGCCTTCAATAATCTCGACCCAGCAGTACCCGTCTATTTTGACAACATCACTGCCGTCCCACCCAACACAACGACCGAGTACGTACGTGTAAACGTGACGTTCGGTATTACAAATGAACCAACACTTGTGACCAGCGTTGACAACGTGCGTGGAGCGATTGTCATCCGCGTTTTCACCGAAAAAGGCCGTGGTCCAGCCCGCAACCAGCAGCTAATCAACACCGCCGTTACTGTATTAAACACACTTAACGACACAGGAAAACCATCTACTGGGGTATTTTTTAGAGTAGGAGACATTAACGGTCCATCTTTTTCTGCAACAGATCAATCGCCTCACTTTGTGGGTAGGATTGACACAGGATATGTTGCAACGGACCTGTCATAAATAGGGGCTAACCTGTAAGAAGCCGGGCAGTGCCCGCGACACTCCCCATTGTTAGGTTTTCTCATGGCAACCGTCCTGTCGGGCACCTCCGGCGCCCTCTACTACAAACCAGCCGGAACTTCTGTCACCACCCTCACCGCCTCCGCTTTCCCCTCATCCGGTAGCGACATCACCGTCGGCTCCTACCTGGGTTTCCGCGTCAACGATCCTGTCACTCTGGCCTATCCCGGTGGAGCGACCACTACTGGCGCGATTGCTGCTGGTGACTACTACGTGTTGACCTATGTCGAGTCAACAGGTGTGATGACCGTTAGTTCCACTGTCGGGGGTTCCGCAGAGTCAGCAAGTGCTGCACCAACGGGCTTCGGTTCCGACTTCGCCAGCATCACTTATACGGCTGCTGAAGTTGTCGGTCAGGTGCGTGATTGGAGTTTTGAGATCACTCGTAGCGAGATCGATGTTACGACTATCGGTCAAACTGTTACCGGCACTGCTCCTTTCCGGGCTTATATCCCTGGCTTTGCTGACGGTTCCGGCTCGGCCACCGTCTATACCACCGACGACGACAGTCTGCTCTCCAGCCGTCTGATTGAAGACGTGATCCAGCGCGAGCAGAACGGTGCAACGATGAAGCTCTACATCGACCGCATCATGAGCGGCGCAAGTGTGGACGACACCGCCAGCCGTTCCATCGAAGTTCCCGTCATCCTGACTTCTGCCAGCCTGAACGTGAACCCCGACGATGGCCAAAGCGTGGCTATCAACTTCCGCCCCAGCTCCGCCCCGAGCTTCGACTTCACCAAATCCTGATAGTCTGATACAAGCAGATGTACTGAGCCCCGGCAATGCTGGGGCTTTTTTATTGTTCTTCGCTACAGTACAAACACATACATTTGTATTCCATGCCGGTCCCAGTTCGCGCGATTGACCGCCTCCGCAAAGCCGCGAATCTCGAACCAGCCAAGAAAGTTGTAGAACTTTCCGACGGCACCACATTTGAAATGTGGGTCACACCTTTGACTATGGCCGAGCGCGAACGCGCCCAACGCCAAGCCAAATCCGATGATGCTGGTGCGTTTGCCCTCCAACTCCTAATTTCAAAGGCTCTAGACGAGAACGGCAAGAAGCTTTTTGCCGCTGGTGAGATTGACATCCTTAAAAACGAAGTCAAGGACAAAGATCTCCAGTCCTTGATGCTCGCCATCCTTAGCGAGGATGAGAACGCTGAGGAGATGGACCCAAACTCCTAAGCGCGGAACTTCGCAAAGACAACTGGCTCATGCTCCAATTTGGCGTCGCCAAAGAACTGGGCATGAGCCTGTCCGAAGTCCGCACCACAATGACCCCCGAAGAACTCCTTGGCTGGAGCGCCTACTTCAAGATCCTCAACGAGGACCAAGAAAAGGAGATGGAGAAAGCTCGCCGCCGTCGGTAAACTAAAGTTAGTTACTGTGCGAAGTCGTGGCTTACCAGAGCGAAATCGAGCTTCGCGTAAAAGTACTAGACAAGGAATTAGACGAGTTAGAAAGACGCCTAAAAAATATACAAAACCCTTTTGATGTATCCGGAAAGCGTAAACGTACACCGGCCCAAGCAGCAGCCGTTAGAAGCCAGATAGCTGAGGCGGACCTAATACGACGATCTATTGAAGATTTGGACCGACTTCGTGAGGCGAAGGCGGAGAAAAGATTGCGCACCAATATTAGACGTGTGCGCTATTTACGGAGCCAACGTATTGCAGCAGTTAGACAAGTAGAAAGGGCGGAAGACCAGCTAGCTAAAAAACGTAGAGACGCAGTGGGTAGCGGCATTATCGGTGGTGCGTTCCCACTTCTGTTCGGTCAAGGCGCAGGCGCTGCAGTGGGCGGCGGCTTGGGTGGTGCGGCTGGCGGTCTAATAGGCGGCCAGTTCGGTTTCGGCCTCTCCTTGGTTGGTACGGCACTTGGTACTGCTGTCGATACGTTTGTCACCAACACTGCAAAAATAGCCGATTCACTAGGCGATCCAACCGCAGCTTTAGACGCACTAGAGGAAAGCGGAATAAAGGTAGATAAAGCCCTTAAAGATAACGTTAAAAATTTAGTAGAGACCGGCGAAGCATACGCCGCTCAAAGCCTTGTTTTGGAAGAGATAAATAAAAATTTGGGTCCAGAAGCAGTTGATTTACTATCTGCTTACGATGCGGAGACACAGAAATTAAACGACCTATACCAACAACTTTCGCGTGAGCTTAACGCGCAGTTGTTGCCAGCGCTTGTTGGTACTGTGGTGGTATTTAGGCAACTAACCAAATCTATTACAGATTTCTTTGAATCACCTTTTGGTCAGGGATTTTTGAAAGGTATTACTATAAACCCGAATACCTTCTTGGCGGTAAAACAGTTTGAATTTCTTACACAAACGGGCCGAGAGGCTGCCGCTCAACAGGCTGGAAGAGTTATTCCACTCGACCCTAGTGTCAAACGGGAACAGGAAGAAATTATAGAGAGACGAAACAAAGCCATTAGAAGAGAGCAGATTGCGCATGAAAGGCAGTTAGCTAGGTTAGAAAAAGACCGTGTAAGGTCACAGCAAAAAGCCCTACAAGATCGTCGTAAAGTTTTATTAGACTTATTGAGTCTAGAGCAAAAGATAAATGATCTTACCCTGGAACGCATTAGGGAAGAAGGCCGCAGATTGGAAAAGCAAAGACAGAGCGAAGTAGACTTGTATAAAACACGGATACAATTTGAACGAGAAAAAATGCGTAGAATTAGTGAGGTTGAAGACCCTCTGGTAGCCGTAAATAAAAGGTTACAAAGCCTTGAAAAAATTAATGAAGCAGAAGAAGCTTTATTCGCCTTAGAGAGATCCAGAGCAGAACTTGAAGCGGAAAGAGCTAACCCAGCAACGCTTGCTAATGTTATAGAAATGTACACTAAACTTAGCAAGCTCCGCGAAGATGAATATTTAGCAGAGAAACAGGCACTAGAAGCTAGTAAAGAGCGTTTAATGATTTATGGGACCATGGCAAGTCTTAGCGCGGCAGCAGGGTTCCAAGTTTCGGGTGATCCACGTGGTGCATTTGTACCCAAGGATGCTGCAGGAATCCTTAAAGGCATAGCTGGACCTTCCTTTGAAGACGGCGCAGAGCTTAATGCGATCGTCAAGCAAGAAGTTGCCCTGGAACGTGTCCTAGAGAAGTACCAAGAAATTGGGCAAGCCGCTCAACTTACCAGCGAGCTTGTCACGACCGGCTTCCAGGACATGCTGACCGGAACCAAGAGTGCTGAAGAAGTGTTTGCCAATTTCCTGAGGAATTTAGCCGAGATGCTCATTAAGACAGCCCAACAAATGATTGCCCAGTACATCGCAATCGGAATCGCCCGGGCGGTTGCCTTGGGGCAATCTCGAGCTGTCGGCACCCGAGCAAGCGACTTCAACCTCACGGGCTTTGGCAATCTAGAACCCACCGGCGGTAACGTTTTTGCAGGGTTTACCCCCCGCGCAAACGGCGGCCCGGTTTCCACTGGTACGCCCTACATGGTTGGCGAGCGCGGCCCAGAGTTATTTGTCCCAAGTAATTCAGGAACCATTGTTCCGAACAACGCGCTTGGCGGTGACGTTAATGTGGTTGTAAACGTCACTGAGACACAGACCGACACCCGAGGTAACGGTGCCCGCGCCAACCAAGTGGGTAATGCCCTCGCGGCGGCTGTCCAGGCTGAGATTATCAAGCAGAAACGACCCGGAGGACTCTTGGCGA